ATTATTAAAAGCTATTAAATTAGCATGTGATTGATATTTGTTTTCTGTAATACTTATATTCAAATAATCTAATACTTCTTTTCTTTTAGCTCTATTTAAGTTGCTAATATGCTTAATCATTTCCCCTTCAATTATTGTGTTTCCACTTTGATATATCCCATCTTTATAGATGTGAAGTTGGTTATTTATTTTTATGATGTAATGTTCATTTTTTAAGTAATTTGAGAATTTATCAAATAAGAAAGTGGTACCTTTAAAGAATACTGGTTTCTGGAAAGCCTCATCTCTTAAAATGGTTTCCAGTTCCTTATCTGGTAATGGTTCTTTTAGGACATAATCATTAATAAGTTTAATAGTCTCTCGTATTTCTTCTTTAGATAGTCCTTCTGACTGAAGTTTAAGAATATAGTTAAAGAGACTCTGATTTCTCCCATCACCTTCACCAAGTGTAGAAAAATCTATAATATTTTTCCCTATGGGAATTAACCAAATGGGTAAAGGATCTATCGTGTCGGTTTTTTGTAACCACTTCCTGGGAACTCCATTAACTTTTAAAGGTATTGCTGTATTCCTGGTTCCTAATTTATAATCTAGTGTTAAAGATAAAGGACACTGATTGCCTATTTTATTACTTCTAACATTAGTATTTTTAAAATAAAAGTGTTTACCTCTGTCAGTTTGAATCACATTACATTTAATATCTAAGTCCTGGATGATTTTAAATAATATTTCCGATTGTTTTTCATCATCTGAATCTACTAGTATTACATCATCCTTAAGTACTCCCCCATATGATTCTAAATGTTGAACATCCTCCAGGGGATAGAACTCAGTTCTCCCCCGGATTGGTTCAATTGGCCTTTTTCCTTTCGTTGGTATAAAACCTTTAAATAGTTTCTCGTTCATAGGGCAAATCCCTCATTTCTGGCAAATGTTTGTTAGTCCAAATTGCACAAATAATGTTCCATAAAAAAGCTATGAAATGATTTTCATCCTCCTGTCCATCAAGATATTTAAGATAATGTCTAACTGCTGAATCTATATAAGACGATAATGGAATTCCTTTTTCCCAATTTCTTTCGCCATATTTAATGGCTCCTACTTCAAAGTGTTTAGAGAGTTCTAAAATGTATTTGGGTATTTCCACTTGGGCTATTTCTTCATCTAATGCTTGATAAAGATAGGTGTTACTTCCAGTTATAATAAAATCATTAATGTTTTTTAATACTTGATTATCCATCCATTCTCCTATTACGCCCAAAGGCATTAAATCACATCTACCTTTACCAGGTCTTATATCTCTTGTAGCCCCTGTTGGGAATTCTTTCCTATAACCACTATCATCTAACTGAAATTTCCATAAATCTTTTGGATCTACTTCCATTAAAACTTTCTTCATTATTTTTCCTCCACCTCCACAAAAACTATATTAACCCTTTTTACTGGTTCAATATCTTTATATCTAATTGCATCAATAATTTCTCCCATAATTCTTTTAGCATCTATATATGTCTCTATTTTTTTAGCTTTTGTAATATCCTCTGTAAATCTAGGTACTCTATTAGTACCAGTTAGTGCTCCACTACCAAGACCTTTGCCAGTTAACCTATCACCATAACCTGCATAATATAAAATATTCCGGTCCTTATCATTGATTGTTATATACATTACCATTTACTTTACCTCATTGATTTCATATTCGCCAATTACAAAATCCTTCTTAAGAAAACACTCTCTAAATCCCCTATAATCTTTAAATACATAATAATGTTTATATTTTTCTTCTAATATTCCCTCTACTCCCAAATGACTTTCTTTACTCCTACCATCGCCTTTAAGTTTTTTGATTTTATATTTTCTTCCTATAGTTAAGTTCCCATCTAAAATATATATTTCTCTCCGGATCATATCAACTCACCATTTTGTACAATTTTATTTTTATATCCTTAGGTATTAAATCTTCAATAGTTATTTCATATTCATCGTGGTAAATTTTCATAGCTTTATTTTTATAAAAATTAAATTTTTCAATGTCCCCATTTAGGTACCTAACTATACCTCTCATGCAATATTTTAGAATATCGTTATTCATCTCATCATCTCCCACATGTTTATTTGGTCCTCTATTCCAGTAAAATCTTTTAATCTTTTCTTAGCTACATCTATATACCAATCTCTGTCCAGTCTTCTTGGAATTCTTCTTCCATTTATATCATCATTCCTAATAAAACACCTTTCAGGGGTCCCTGCTATCTTTTCAAGTCGATTCCTAGAATTCATTTTAAATACTCCTGGATCTTTAGGGTCTCTTGAAGCAAATACTCTTAGTACCCTCTCATTTAATTTTTTGTTTCCATGCTGAGCATATTGAAATTTATTTGATACTTTGACTACCATTTGAAATTCTTTCAGTTCATTGCAATTATAAATTGTTTCTTCTACAGAAGTACCATTTATGAAGTATTTAACTAAAGCTTTATTCACTATAAGTAAGTCATAGTCTAGATTATTTAGTTTCTTAACATAAGCTCCCTTTGATTCATAACTTCCATCTTCGTGTATTACTATGTAGTTATTAACATCTTTTTGGTATATCTTAGTAAATATCTCATAATCCAAACTCATACGTGTACGGTTTTCCCATTCCTGGCATATAGATTTAATAGTATCTAGTTCATCTTTAGAATTGATTTTTACAAATAGTCCGTCTGTATTTGACTGTATTAACTGGCAATAAGGTTCTAAATGTTCTATTAAATCTAGTAATAACAATTGTCCAGCTACACAAACATTATTAGCTTGTCTAGGGTCGTATAGTTGGTTATACTTGTCTTTCATTGCTCCGTAAGTTGAATTTAAAACTATCTTGTATGGCTGCTGCATTGGATTTCCTTCAGCTTTTAGTTTTAATCTAGTGTCTCTAATCTCTTTATATTTTTCCGGTTCTACTACATTTCTTGATAAGAATCCATATTCAATCATAATAGTTGGATAAAAGCTTGATACATCCACATTTACAAATATTCCTTCTCCATGATATTTATCTATGGCCCCATGAAGTCCACCCCAGGCAAAAGTATGTGGAACTCCTGCCACTTCTGTTTCTAATTTTTTAGAATAATCCATATTTAAAGGATTCTTGTACCAGTCAACTATATATTTGTATTTACGTATTTTTAAAGTATCGGGAATAGTTATGTCGAATTCATCATCATGGTCTTGTTTCCATGCCCCAAGTATTATGGCTGACAACTGGGCCTTAGTTCTGTTTATATAATTGAGTGGTAAATTAAATGCTTTTAATAATGATAAGTGACTCTCAAATTCTTCAATTCTATTAATAAATACTTCCATTGTTTGTTCCACATCATGTTTACAGTATCTAATGACTTCATCTATTTCATCTGGCGTTAACTTTCTATTGGTATCAAATGCAACTGTCGTTTCTCTTATATCATTCCCCATAAAACCTTCTAGCTCTTTAAGTCCATGAAATGTGGTCATTACATCATAGTTATATAATTGAACAGTTCTAAAATCATTACTGTATTTCCAACCTGGTTCATTATCTACAATGATGTGCTTATTGATTTTATAGGGATCTAGTCCAAGGATAATGCCTTTGAGAATATACTGGTCATAGTGTCTGGAGTTATAACCACACCAGATGTTGTTTTTATTTTCTTCGTATAATTGGATTAATCTTGACCTATCGTTTACTATTACATGAGTAGATTTAGTGTCTGTGTCCATAATTACTACTAGCCAATCGTGAGGATAGACCTCGAAGTCATAGAATAAGATTTTAATCACCTACTTTTTTCATATAATCACTTCGGTAATGAATATAATACTTGGAATGTTCATTTTAATCACCTTCAATAAATGAAATCTGTCGTACTTGTTCTTTTTCAATTAATTTTTTAATTCTATTACATATAGAATAATTCTTACATTTTCTCATTTTAGGGTCTTGCATTTCATACTGGTATCTAGCTGTTGGTATATAATACTGACATCCTTCACAATATTTCATACACTCACTTCCTTATTTCACGTAATAATCAAACTGTTTATTAACAAGGGGAACTGAAGAGTTCCCCTTATATTCAATTACTCAACTTCAAACACCTCTATTATCTCGTATTCGTCAAAACCTTTACTGGTTTTACTGTACTTGATGCCATATTCCAATTTTCCGTCTATTTCTTCATGTATGTCCATAAGTAGGTCATTGTATTGAGCGAAACTATCGAATGTTACGTCTAGTCCACTGTCAAGTGATCTCAAAAACTCATTTACCTTATGAAGTCCAAACCCAATGTCTATGACTTGGTTCCAGAACATGATCTGGTTTTTATATTCACCTTCTAAAATCTTCATCCAAATTGAAACCATGGGTCTACCATTCTTGGATTCCTTTAGCTCCATTTTGTCAATTTTGACTTCATACTTTCCTTCGGGTACTTCCTTAAATTCAATTTTGTTTTCAGCTGCTGCCTGAGCATCTTTCTTTAATCCCTCTACGTCTACCTGTTTATCAAACTTTTCCCATATGTTCATTATTCAATCTCTCCTTTATATTTTTTAATTATTTTCTTTTTCTCCGTTGTGGTTGTTCTTTTTTCTCAACTGATTCTTCCATCTTTGAATACGTTTTTACTCCTTCTTGGGCTTCTTCTAGAACCTTGATAAACTCATCCTTATCAAGTGGAATCTTGTCCACTTTGAAGTTAAACCTGCCACCACCAAAGATGTTTTCTTTTTTCTCTAGCTGTAGGAATCTATCCTCACCATCCATGTATGCTCTAACCGTCAAGTCAACTGTTCCCGCTAAGATATTGGCCACTTTGTCATTAATGTTTGGTTTAACTGTTGTTAATTTAGTACCGCCTTTTAGTGTAATTTCTGATTCAATCTCTTTACTAATATAAATTATTTGGTATCCTAAGTTTTTAAGTCTTTTAATTGTACTTAGGTACTCTGTCCTCACCATATCCCAACCTTTACCATATCCTGCATCTTGTTCATGTTCTATCCCTAACTTGTCATACATGTATAAGCGACAATGTTCATAAAGGTCCTCTACTAGATCAATACATATTCTTTTAAATGTAGTGTTTTCTTTTTCTAATTCATCCACTACATCTAAAAAATTTTGCCAAGCGAATGTTCTCTTAGTTAATCTACCTTCAGTTTCCACCGTGTCCTTGATTGGTATTAATGGGCTTGTAGTATTATCAACATTCCCATCAGTATTGATAAACAGTAAATCGTCAAATTTGTCTACAAAGGTGGATTTACCTACATAACTGTCTCCATAAATCCACATGTCTGGACTTGTGTCTATTTTTCTTTCTCGCCTTTTATTTTCAGGTAAAATCATATAATCCTCTCCTTTAATACA